GTCGGACCGCATGTTGAAGGTGCGGCCCAGCGTTCTCGCCGATCTGCTGTGCCGGGTTCTCGACGGGCATCTCCGTTCCGGCTGGCTGATCCCCGACCCGCCCTACGAGTGGGCGGTGAAAGTTGGGGAGATGACCGACGACCTGATCCGGGCGCTGGCAGCCGAGCAGCCCCGGCCCCGCAGACGGTAGGAGGTGTCCCGAACGGAGGCCCGCCGTGGACAGGCACTACGACGAGGCTCGGGCCGAACGGGCCGTCAAGTTCTTCGAAAACGTCCTGGTCCACACGAAGGGCCGATGGGCCCGGGTGTCGTTCCGGCTGACCGACTGGCAGGCTAACCAGATCATCCGCCCCCTGTTCGGCTCTCTCCGCCGAGACCCGGCCGGTGAATGGGTCCGCCAGTACCGGATCGCCTGGCTGGAGATGTCCAGAAAGAACGGGAAGTCGGAAATACTTGCCGGCATCGGCCTGTACCTGCTGACCGCCGATGGGGAGGAGGCGGCGGAGGTGTACGGGGCTGCCGCCGACCGGGATCAGGCGGCGCTGGTGTTCGACGTGGCCAGCCGCATGGTGGAGCTCTCCCCGGTGCTGCGGAAACAGCTGAAGGTGGTCGATTCCCGCAAGCGGATCATCGACCCGAGGACCGCGTCGGTGTATCAGGTGATCGCCGCGGATCATCTCGGCAACCTGGGACAGAACCCGCATGGGGTGCTGTTCGACGAGGTGATCGCCCAGCCGGACGGCCGTCTGTGGGATGTGCTCCGCACCGGGATGGGGGCCCGGTCTCAGCCGCTGATGGTGGCGGCGACTACCGCCGGCAACGACCCGTCGTCGTTCGCGAAGGCGGAGCATGACTACTGCCTGCGGGTCGCCGAACAGCCGGAGTTGGACCCGGCCCGGTTCGTGTTCGCCCGTAACACGCCGGCGGACGCCGACCCGTGGGACGAAGCCGGTTGGCCGCACGCGAACCCGGCGATCGACGACTTCCTGGACCGGGAGCAGCTGCGGGCCGAGGCGCGGGAGGCCCGCAACGACCCCCGCAAGGAGAACGCTTTCCGCCAGTACCGGCTGAACCAGTGGGTGCAGCAGGCGACCCGGTGGATACCGCTCGAGCAGTGGGACCGGCTCGGCCAGATCGTCAACCCGGAGCGGCTGACCGGCCGGCTCTGCTTCGGCGGCCTGGACCTGGCCGCCACCACCGACCTGGCTGCCCTCGCCTGGCTGTTCCCACCCGTCGGGGAGGAGCCGGCGCAGGTGCTGTGGCGGATGTGGACGCCGGAGGCGATGGTTGACGTGTTGGACCGCTCCACCGGCGGCCTGTTCAGCGCCTGGTGCCGGGAAGGGTTCGTCACCGTCACCGAAGGCGACGCGATCGACTACGACGTGATCCACCAGCAGCTGGCCCGGGACGCGGCCCGCTACGACGTGCGGGAAATCGGCGTGGACCGCTGGAACAGTCAGGCGACGTTCAACTTCATGGGCGCTGCGGGACTGCCCGGGGTGGCCCTGTCGCAGGGGTATGTGCTGTCGGGTGCGATGAAAGAGCTGGAGAAGCTGACCCGGGTTGGCGGCCTGCACCATGGCGGGAACCCGGCGGCCCGCTGGTGTATGGGTGCGGCTGAGGTGAAACGCAGCACCGACGACCGGATCAAGCTGGTCAAACCGATGCGGGACGCGGCGGGGAAACGGGTTGACGCGGTGGCTGCCCTGATCATGGCGTTGGACCGTTGGCTCGCCTACCGGGAAGCCGCCTCCCCCGGGTTCGCCTTCATCTCACTGTAAGGAGGCCGCATGAAGGTCGCCGCCGCCGCTGTTGTGGCCCTGGGCGCTGCGCTGATCGTCGCCGGGGTTGCCCTGGTCCACTGGCCGTCGGCGCTGATTGTTGCCGGGGTGCTGCTCGCCGCTGCTGGGCTGCCGCTTCCGGGAAGTGGGGGTAGACCGTGAACCTGCTGTCCATGCTGCTACGCCCGGCCGAACGCCGGGCGGTAGACGCCTCCCAGTTCGGCAAGGCGCTGTTCGAAGACGTCGGCACCCATGCGAAGGTGACGGTGGATGACGAAACGGCGCTCCGGTTCGTCACCGTCTACGCCTGCGTGTCCCTGATCGCCGACTCGATCGCGGCGATGCCCTGCCACGCGTACCGGCGGGACGGGGACCGCCGCATCTTGGCGCCCCGGCAGCCGCCGTGGCTGAACGACGTGGACAGCGACCCGAACCCGGAGACCGACCGTTTCACCCTGACCCACCGGCTGTTGACGTCGCTGCTGCTGCCCGGCAACGCCTACCTGTACTTGGCCGGCCGGGACGGTGGGGTGCCGGCCGAACTGTGGAACCTGCATCCCCGGTGGGTGACACCCCGCCGGGTTGACGGCCGCATCGTCTACACGTACCGCACCCCGGACGGGCAGGAGTCCACGTTCTCCCGGTACTCCCGGGCCCTTAATCCGCAGGGTGAGGTTGTTCACCTGAAAGCGTTCGACAACGGCGGGCTGCGGGGCTTGTCCCCCATCGACGCTGCCCGGGAGGCGGTCGGTCTGGGTATCGCCGCCGAAGAGTACGGGGCCCGGTTCTTCGGGCAGGGGGCGGTGCCGCCCGGGCTGCTCGTCGTGGACAACGACCCGGGCCCGGAGCAGTTGAAGTCAATGGCCGAATGGTTCCGCACCAACTATTCGGGTCGGGCCCGGGCGCACGTGCCGGCGGTGGTCCGGGGCGCCCGCTGGGAGAAGATCTCGATCGACCCGGAAGCGGCACAGTTCCTGGAGACCCGCAAATACCAGGTGGCCGAGATCGCCCGCCTGTTCCGGGTGCCGCCGCACATGGTCGGCGACGTGGAACGCACCACCTCGTGGGGGGCGGGGGTTGCCGAGCAGAACCGCATGTTCTTCCAGGTGACACTGACCCCCTGGGTGCGCCGGCTGGAAATAGCGCTTTCGTCGCTGCTGCCGCCCGGCGAGTTCGTCCGTCTCGACCCGGCCGGCCTGCTCCGCGGGGACATCAAAGCCCGTTACGACGCGTACAAGGTCGGCCGGGACGGCGGCTGGCTGTCCGCCAACGACGTCCGCCGCCTCGAGGACATGGAACCGATCGACGGCGGCGACGAATACCTGCGCCCAATGAACACCACGCCCGCTAGCGCAGGAGAGGAACACGATGAGCCGGAAACTACGCCCCCAGCCTGACAGCCGTCTCTGCTGGCCGGCCCGCACCGAATTCGAAACCCGCATGTCGGATGACGGGACCGGCACCGTCCGCGGATACGCCGCCGTGTTCGGCGTGCCCTCCGACCCGCTCGGCTTCGGCCACTTCGTGGAACGGGTCAAACCCGGCGCGTTCACCAAAACGCTGCAGGAAGCGGACGTGGTCGCCCTGTGGAACCACGACGAGAACGTGGTCCTGGGCCGCACCTCGGCCGGCACCCTCCGCCTCGCCGAAGACGACCGCGGCCTCGCCTACGAGATAGACCTAGACCTGGACAGCCCGTGGGGCCGGTCAGTGTTCCGGGCCATCGAACGCCGCGACGTGACACAGTCGTCGTTCGGTTTCGACGTTGTCAAAGACTCCTGGGAATACCCCGACGACGACGCTGAGCCGATCAACCGGACGCTGGTCGAAGTCCGCCTGTGGGACGTCAGCCCGGTCACCTGGCCCGCCTACCCGCAGACCGAGGTAGATGTCAAGAGGTTCATGCGTGCCCTCGCCGGCCAGCTCGACCGGCCGCTCGACGAGCTGCTGGCCATCAGCCCGGCCGAAGTCCGCAAGCTTTGCGCCCGCCACCCTGAGCCGGAGCCGCCCGCAGACGGCACTCCGACCCCCCGGCTGGCGGCCGCCTACCGGGCGCTTTGGCGTCTCCGGTACGGGGAGCCGCGGTAAGCACTCCCACCTGACCTGCCCGTAACTAGCGAAAGGGGGATCGTCTTATGGACGACCTCATCAAACGGCTGATCGAACGCCGCGCTGCCGCCTGGAACGCCTACAAGGAGTTCCTCGACAGTGTTGACGCCGAGAACCGCGACCTGAGCGGGGAGGAAGTCGAGAAGGACGCCCGGTTCCGGGCCGACCTCGACAGCCTCGACACCCGCATCGACGAGGCGACCAAGGTGCTGGAGGCCAACCGTCGCTACGCCGAAACGTCAGCCCGGGTCAACGGCCGCAACGTCAGCGACAGCCCGCCCGTGGAGAAGGACGCGGTCCGCGCCTTCTTCCGGGGTGAGCTGCGCAGCCTGCACATCCCCATCGAGGGCATGCGGGTCGAACGTGACAGCGACGGCCGCTACCGGGTCCGGGAAACCCGGGACCTCGGCACCGTAACACCCGCCGCCGGTGGATACTTGGTGCCCACCGACTTCCGCCGGCAGCTCGTCGAGTTCCTCACCGACAACTCCGCCATGCGGCAGACCGGGGCGACCATCATCACCACCTCGAGTGGGGAGACCCTC